TTCGATGAGGCGTCAGGTATCGCCGACGCTATCTGGTCGGTGGGGGCTGGCTTTTTTACGGAAAACATTCTGGATCGCTACTGGTTTGCATTTAGCAACCCTCGGCGTAATCACGGGTACTTTTTTGAGACGTTTAATAGTAAACGTGACTTCTGGAAGACACGCCAGATTGACGCCCGGACGGTCGAGGGGACCGACAAACAAGTCTACGAACAGATCATCGCGGAGTACGGCGAGGATTCGATTCAGGCGCGCGTGGAAGTGTACGGCGACTTTCCAAGCGCGGGGGAGGATCAGTTCATCTCGCCGATGATTGTCGAGGATGCGTTTAAGCGCCCACGGTACAAGGACGAGACCGCGCCTATAGTAATAGGTGTCGATCCGGCGCGCGGCGGGTTGGATAGTACGGTCATCGTAGTCAGACGAGGACGTGACATCGTGGCGATCAAACGCTACAAGGGTGAGGATACGATGTCAATTGTCGGGCGTGTGATTGACGCAATTGACGAATACAAGCCAACGCTAACGGTAATTGACGAAGGTGGCTTGGGCTACGGCATACTTGACAGATTGACCGAGCAAAGGTATAAAGTACGAGGGGTAAACTTTGGTTGGAAAGCCAAAAACCCTGTCATGTGGGGAAACAAGCGGGCTGAAATGTGGGGCGCAATGCGCGAATGGCTGCGAACGGCCAGCATCCCGCAGGACAAGATGCTCAAGGATGATCTGGTTGGGCCGATGAAGAAGCCCAACTCGGCGGGTACAATCTTTCTGGAAGGTAAGAAAGAGATGAAGGCTAGAGGGTTGGCATCCCCCGACGCAGCAGACGCGCTGGCGGTGACGTTTGCCTATCCTGTAGCGCATCGAGAGTACGTCGAACGGCCTCGTACGATTACGATGAACCGCGACGCAATGGCTGGCTCTTGGATGGGTGCATAATGCTCAAGAAATCGCCGTCAAAACAAGCATTTAAAGAGAACATCAAGACTGAAGTTAAGTCTGGCAAGCCAGTCAAACAAGCAGTTGCGATTGCCTACGCAACCAAACGAGCGGCGGCTAAGAAATGAGTAAACCCGGGTTGTACGCTAATATTCACGCCAAGCAGGAACGCATCAAGGCGGGTTCTGGCGAGAAGATGCGAAAGCCGGGGTCTGCCGGCGCGCCAACGGCTAAGGACTTCAAAAAGTCGGCTAAAACGGCAAAGAAAAAGTGAGCGATTACACCGGAATTAACGCTGTCGGCAACGTCGCTCTTGGGGGTAAACCCTTAAAAAGCGACTCAGATGTGCTATCAACAGCGCGGGATCGCCTGTCGATGGCTATTTCGGCGTATTCTGAGAGCAGGGAAGACGAGTTAGATGATCTGCGTTTCTACGCGGGTAGCCCCGACAACCAGTGGCAGTGGCCCGCAGATGTGCTGGCGACCCGTGGTGCGGTGCAGGGTCAGACGATTAACGCTAGGCCTTGTCTGACGATCAACAAGCTGCCGCAGCACGTACATCAGATTACCAACGATCAGCGCCAGAACCGGCCTAGCGTAAAGGTCATTCCGGTCAATGACGATGCTGATGTTGAGGTTGCCGAGATTTACAACGGCATGATCCGGCATATCGAGTACATCTCGGATGCGGATGTGGCGTATGACACGGCTTGCGAGAACCAAGTCGCCTACGGCGAAGGTTACATTCGCATTCTGAGCGAGTATTGCGACGAAGATACGTTCGATCAGGATCTACGGATCGCTCGGGTGAGGAACAGTTTCTCGGTCTACATGGACCCGCTGATTCAAGACCCGTGCGGCAGTGACGCCAAATGGTGTTTTATCACTGAGGACCTGTCCCAAGAGGAATATCACCGGCTTTTTCCCAATGCTTCCCCACTTTCCACGCTGGAAACGCTAGGTGTTGGGGATCAGAACCTGAGCCAGTGGCTCAACACCGACACGGTCCGTATTGCTGAGTATTTCTATATTGAATACGACAAGCATAAGCTGAATTTGTATCCCGGCAATGTGACTGCGTTTGAGGGAACGCCCGAAGACAAGCAATTAAAGGCTGTTTACGGACAGCCCAAGAAGTCGAGACAGGCAGAACGCAAGAAGATCAAGTGGTGCAAGATCAACGGCTACGAAATCCTTGAAGAGCAGGAGTGGCCGGGTAAATACATCCCTGTTGTGCGGATTATCGGCAACGAATACGAGGTTGAGGGCCGCATTTACATCAGCGGGCTGGTCAGAAACGCCAAAGACGCCCAACGGATGTACAACTATTGGACTAGCCAAGAGGCAGAAATGCTGGCGCTGGCTCCAAAAGCACCGTTTATCGGCTACGGTGGGCAGTTTGAGGGGTATGAAACCCAATGGAAGACTGCAAACACCCAAAATTGGCCTTATTTGGAGGTCAATCCGGATGTAACGGACGGGCAAGGTGCGGTTTTGCCGTTGCCACAGCGTGCTTTGCCGCCGATGGCTCAAACTGGCCTAATTCAGGCCAAAATGGGGGCCTCAGAGGACATTAAGAGCGCCACAGGGCAGTACAACGCATCGCTTGGACAAACGTCTAACGAGCGCTCTGGCAAGGCTATTTTGGCCCGCCAGCGTGAGGGTGATGTAGGTACTTACCACTACCAAGACAACTTGGCGCGTGGGGTACGGCACATCGGTCGGCAATTGGTTGATCTGATTCCTAAGTATTACGACACGCAGCGCATCGCCCGCATTATCGGGCTAGATGGCGAGACGAAGATGGTCAAGATTGATCCTACGCAGCAAGAGCCAGTGCGTAAGATTCAGAACCAAGAAGGGATTGTGATCGACAAGATTTACAACCCGGCTGTTGGTAAGTATGACGTTGTAGTAGCCACCGGCCCAGGCTACGCAACCAAGCGCCAAGAGGCTCTTGAAGCGATGGCGCAACTGTTGCAGGGTAATCCTCAACTGTGGGCGGTGGCTGGCGATCTGTTTGTTAAGAACATGGACTGGCCGGGCGCTCAAGAGATGGCAAAACGGTTTGCCAAGACGATTGATCCCAAACTTATGGGTGACGCCGAGGACAATCCAGGTCTGCAAGCCGCGCAGCAGCAGATGCAAGCGATGGCGGCAGAACTGGATCAGTTGCATCAGATGCTTCAGAATGTCGGCAAGTCAATGGAAGCGCAGGACATGGAGCGCAAGGATTTTGAAGCCAAAATCAAGGCATTTGACGCTGAGACTAAGCGCATCAGTGCTGTTCAGGCGGGTATGTCTGAAGAGCAGATCCAAGATATTGCGATGGGCGTGGTTGCTGCGGCGATGGAGTCGCAAAGTATGCTGATGCCTGAGATGCGTGAACAGCCTGAGCCAATGGAAATGATGCCTGAGGGTGTAATGCAATGAAAGTCTGTGATTTTGTTGGCTTGTTGTTCCTAGGGCGGGATGTGGCGCATAGCGTCCATCTAAATACGCGCAGTTTCAGTAAACACATGGCGCTTAACACGTTCTACAGTGAAATTGTGGACTTGGCAGACGGGTTTACGGAAGCGTATCAGGGACGCCACGGGCTGGTTGGGCCGATTACGCTGATGTCATCCAAGAAAACGACCAACATTATTGAGTTTTTGCAGGATCAGTTGGCTGAGATTGAGAACGTACGTTACGACGTTGTAGACAAATCTGACACGGCGTTGCAGAATTTGATTGATGAAATTGTTGCGTTGTATCTGTCCACCCTCTATAAATTGAGGTTCTTGGCATGACAACTCCGGCGTTTTCCCAGACCTACTTTGGTAAAAACGAACCGTTTGAACTGCAAGTGGCCCGGGGGCAGATTCCTGGCCATACGCTGGTCAACGTGTTTGGCTACCAACCTTCTGTTGGTACGGGAACGCCGATTGCAGTTTGGGAAAAGACTGTTGCCTACGTTTTTCCCGCCACCCCGATCAATATGCTGGTGTACAGTTCATCAGCGTCTGATGTAAATTGTCGTATAGTAATCAGTGGGTTAGGTGAGAATTTTCTACCCATTTCTGAAGCTGTCATTCTGACCAACGGCACGACTGGCGTTCAAACAGTCAACAAATTTTTGCGTATCAACGGGGTGTTGGCAACGGATGCGGTGTATGACAACCCGGTTGGCAATATCATTGTCAGCAACGTCGGCAAAACTGTCACTTACGGGCAAATTAACGCTGGCATAGGAAAATCTCAAGCGGCGGTTTATTCTGTCCCCGCAGGGCACACTTTTTATTTGACTCGCGTTGATGCGTATGTTAGCGAAGCTGGGGGCGGTAGCAACTACAGTTTGTACCGCGTATCTGCTGCGGATAATGTAAACGGAACAACGTATATTGTTTTGCAATCTCCGTTTTTTGGTAATTACAACGCAAGACGCGTAGTACCGTTTCCATACACGGAAAAAACTGATCTTCAGTGGCAATGTGCGGTTGGGACAAGCACCGCGCCGGTTGGCGTAATCATTGAAGGTATTTTGATTAGGAACCCGACGTAATGGCTGCAACTTATAAGTATCTAACCGCCTCGGCCAACGTCAAGCCGATGGCGGGCAAGCTGAAGAGCATTTTCGTATCCGCCGCCAGCGGCACACCTACGATTACGGTTTATAACAGCGCTGCGGCTACCACGACCGACACAATTGTCGGGGTGTTTACGCCAGTGGGCGCGACCAGTTACGTATTCACCGGCGATGAAGGCGGGGTATACTTCAGTTCTGGCTTGTACGTTGTTATCAGCGGAACTGTCGCTGCAACAGTGTTTTTCGAGTAAAGCATGGCAAATACTACGATTTCGGGTTTACCAGCAGCGACTACCCCGCTAGCGGGGACCGAAGTCGTTCCTATTGTCCAAGACGGGGTAACGAAGCAGGTTGCGGTCAGCGATATTGGCGGCGGCGGCGGGTCTGGCTCGGTAATCAGTGTTGCCACGGGTGCCGGACTAACTGGTGGACCAATTACCAGCAGCGGAACTATTAGCCTCGCACCAACGGCAGTTGCCCCTGGCAGTTACACCAACGCCAGCATTACTGTTGACGCATATGGGCGCTTAACTGCTGCGTCTGGTGGCACTTCTACCGTTACCAGCGTTTCTGGTACGGCCAACCAAATTACGGCCAGCGGAGCGTCAGCCGTTACGCTGTCTTTGCCGAATGCGCTGACTTTTACGGGCAAAACGGTAACGGGTGGTACGTTTATCGGCGGCACAGTTAATAATGCGTCTGTAGGGGCTACCACGCCGTCTACAGGGGCATTTACGACGCTATCGGCGTCCACTGGTCAGATTAGCACATCACCGACTAGCGCAAACGATATTGTCAACAAGGCATATGTTGACGCAATTGCTGCGGGTCTGACGTTTCACACCGCCTGTAGTTTGGCAACCATTGCTGCGCTGCCAACGGTAACGTACAACAACGGCACAAGCGGCGTCGGTGCAACGCTGACGGCAACTGCTAACGGTGCTTTGTCGGTTGACTCAGTTACGCCTGGGGCAAATGCTCGAATTCTTGTTAAAGATCAAGCTGCCGGACTTCAAAACGGTGTGTACGTTGTCACGACAGTAGGCGACGGGTCCACCCCGTTTGTGCTGACTCGCGCAACTGACATGAACACGGCTGGCAATGGCTATAACCAAGTCAATGCCGGTAATTATTTCCTGATTACCGCAGGAAGTACGCTTGCGAGCACTTCTTGGGTGCTGACCACGCTGCCGCCCATTACGATGGGCACGACGCCGCTGGTGTTTACGCAGTTTGCAACGGGCGCGTATGCGTACACCAACGGTGCTGGCCTGTCGTTGCTGGGCAACCAATTCAGCGTTAGCAACACGGCGGTAACTGCTGGTGATTACGGCAGTGGCTCGCAAGTTCCGACTTTTTCGGTCAATTCTCGCGGTCAACTGACAGCAGCGGCAAACGCCAATATTGCAATTGCCGGTTCGCAGATTACGTCTGGAACGGTCGCCATTACCAATGGCGGTACGGGTGCGAACTCGCAGCAAGCCGCGCTGAATGCGCTGGCTGGTGCTACAACGGCGGGGTCTTTCCTGCGTGGAAACGGCACAAACGTGTCGATGTCTACGATTCAGGCGTCGGACATTCCAACGCTAAATCAGAACACGACTGGCAACGCAGGAAACCTGACTGGCATTGTTGCAATCGCTAACGGTGGTACGGGGCAAAACACCAAAGCCGCCGGGTTTAACGCCCTCTCGCCTATTACGACTACGGGCGACCTGATTATCGGGACCGGAACCAATGCGTCTGGTCGGTTGGCTGTTGGTACGGTAAATCAGGTTCTTAAATCAAGCGGCACAACAGCTACTTGGGGTGCTGTTTCTTTAGCTACGGACGTCACCGGCAATTTGCCGGTCACAAATCTTAATAGCGGAACGTCTGCATCTAGCACGACGTTCTGGCGCGGCGATGGCACATGGGCCGTCCCTGCGGGCGGTGGCGGAGGTGGGGTTTCTAGTGTTACGGCAACTTCGCCAGTAGCATCTACCGGTGGGTCCACTCCGGTTATTAGCCTATCGGCAGGCTATGGCGACACGCTTAATCCATACGCAAGCAAGACTGCAAAATTTGTTTTAGCAGCACCAAACGCGGCTGCGGGGGTTCCGACTTTCCGCGCTCTAGTTGCTTCAGACATCCCAACACTTAACCAAAACACGACCGGAACCGCCGCAGGATTGTCTGCGACTTTGGCAGTTGGCAGCGGTGGAACAGGCGCGACAACGCTAACCGGTGTCTTAAAAGGCAACGGCACTAGCGCATTTACTGCTGCTACAGCGGGAACGGATTACCAAGCACCGATTACGCTCACCACGACGGGATCTTCTGGCGCGGCTACGTTTGTCGGAAATACGCTTAACATTCCGCAATACGCTGGCGGCGGTGGTTCTCCTGCTGGTTCTAACACGCAAATTCAGTACAACGCTTCTGGATCGTTTGGGGCGTCTGCCAATTTCACGTTTAACGGCAATAATGTCCAAATTAGTGGAAGCGGCGTTAATTTTTATGATGCAAGCGCAAGCGGGCTGGCTGGATTGCGCGCTTCAGCAGGGGGGACTTTAGGAACAGATAGTTTTGATGTTTATCAAACTACATCTGCTGCTGCTGTTAATAATAGGGCTAACACTCCTATTATATTTTACGTTGCCGCCAGTCAAGAAATGCTTCTCAATTCTACTGGATTGGGAATTGGAGGCAACACCCCAGGGTCCAAACTTGACGTAAAAGGAACGCTTCGCCTTTCGGGTTCTTCATCTGGTTATGTAGGATTCGCACCTGCTGCTGCTGCTGGATCGACCACATACACGCTGCCAAGCGCTGATGGTACTTCTGGTCAGGTTCTGTCTACTAACGGAACGGGTACGCTGTCTTGGGCTACCGCTGGTGGTGGAGGCGGTTCTGGAACAGTTACCAGCGTCGGATTGTCTGCGCCGTCAATCTTTACAGTTACGGGTTCCCCGGTCACGTCTTCTGGCACTTTAGCGCTTTCTTATTCTGGTACAGCGTTGCCTGTAGCAAACGGCGGGACTAATGCTACTACCGCAAGCATTACGTCTTTTAACAATATTACTGGCTACACCGCTGCTGGCGCTACTGGAACAACTAGCACCAATCTGGTTTTCAGCACAAGCCCGACAATTACTACGGCAGTTTTGACCAACCCAACGGTTACCAACTACGTTGAAACGCTGTACACCGCCAACACTGGCACCGCAATTACGGTGGATCTGGCAAACGGTACGGTTCAAAACCTGACGCTTACCGGCAACGCTACGATTACCATGCCTACTGCTGTAGCGGGCAAATCGTTTATTATTATCTTGTCTCAAGACGCTACAGGTAGCCGCACCGTTACATGGTCAACGGTATCTTGGCCCGCCGCTACAGCGCCAACGATTACTAGCACCGCAAGCAAAAGGGATATTTATTCCTTCTTTTCTAACGGAACTAGTTGGTTTGGCACAACCATTGGGCAGAACTACACATAATGTTTGCTGCATCTAAATCAGGACGGGCTGTTGCCGCAACGGCAACGGACCCGTATTTCAAATACGTTCCGCTGCTGCTTGAAACAACCAGCACAAACGGCCAACAGAACAACACATTCTTAGATTCCAGCACCAACAATTTCACCATCACCCGCAACGGAACCCCGACGCAGGGTTCTGTGACTCCGTACTGGCCCAATGGGTATTGGAGTAATAATTTCAACGGCAGTTCGGATTATCTCACTACACCAGCAAATGCGGCATTTGCTTTTGGAACTGGTGACTTTACGATTGAAGCGTGGGTAAACACAAACTCAAGCGCAACGCAACGAATTGTAAGCGCGGCAAACGGTTCGGGCCAGCCGTATGAATTTTTGATGGTAAATAGCGGAAGCAACATTTATCTTAATTTTTTTGACGGCACAACTGACACCGGCACAGGCACAAATTACGTCACACAGAATCAATGGGTTCACGTTGCTGTTTCACGGCAAGGCACAGCGTTAAAAGTTTTTATTAACGGGACGGTTTACGGCACTTCAACCAATAACACCAACTTAACCAATGCTGGTGTTCTGACAATTGGCCGGTATTCCCCATCTGCTGCTAATTACTTTTCTGGGTACATATCCAATCTTCGGATTGTTAAGGGCGTTGCGGTTTATACGGGTAACTTTACTCCACCAACAACCCCACTTGCCGCTACGCAATCTGCTGGTACAAACATATCTGCAATCACCGGAACAGCAACATCGCTGCTAACCTGCCAAAGCAATCGGTTTATTGATAACAGCAGCAACAACCGAACAATCACTGTCGTTAGCACTCCCAAGGTCCAAGCCTTCCAGCCGTTCTCCCCGCCGGCATCGTATACCGCTGCGGCGTATGGGGGGAGTGGGTATTTCAATGGGTCAAGTGATTATCTTGACGCAGGAAGTAGCACCGCGTTTGTCATGGGTTCAGGCGACTGGACCGTGGAAAGCTGGGTTTACCCAACAAGCACAAGCGTAGGGCATTGGATGTATTTGCAGGGCAATGCTTCAGCATTTGCTGCAATCAGGATTGGATGCCAGTCAAATCAAGTGTTTTTGTTGATAAGCACAAACGGCACGACTTTTACTATTTCATCTGGGCTTGTTGGAACCGTTCCAATTAACTCTTGGACTCATCTTGCTGTTACTCGCTCTGGTACAACCGTAACTTTGTACGTCAACGGAACTTCCATTTACACAAGTACCGCGTTAAGCACTTCGGCCCTAATGACCGGGACGTATAACTTAGTGGGACGCATTGACCCAACCAATCTTCAATATTTTACGGGTTATGTAAGCAATCTTCGTTTAGTCAAAGGCACAGCGGTCTACACTGCCAACTTCACCCCTCCAACAACCCCGTTAACAGCAATCACAAACACCAGTCTGTTGCTCAACTTCACCAACGCAGGAATCTACGACGCGGCGGCGCAGAACAATGCGATAACAGTAGGCAGCGCACAGGCCAGCACTACTGTAGCCAAGTGGTCCCCGACGAGCATGAAGTTCAACGGGACTACGGATTATTTAAATCCTCCAAGCAATCCTGCTTTTGCGTTTGGGACTGGTGATTTCACCTTAGAGTGCTGGATATATGCGACGGCGGCAAGCGACTCGGCTATTTATGAAGGCAGGGCTTCTGGAACAGGGGCTACCGGATTCACATTGACTGCTTTTAGTTCAAGCGTGATTCGTGTGTTTACCAATGGTACGGCCATTATTTCCAGTTCAGGAACGACATATTTGAACCAATGGACGTATGTGGCTGTTGTTCGGGCGTCAGGCACTACAACGCTATACATCAATGGCAGTTCAGTGGGCACATCAGCGGGTATGGGGAATCTGACAGACACAACGCCATTGGTTGGCGCGGGACGGTATACGGGGTTGACCACACCAAGCTCGTTCTTTACCGGGTACATCCAAGATTTCCGCATTACCAAAGGTATTGCCCGTACCATCACAACGCCCACAGCCGCGTTCCCCACGAGGTAACCATGCAACTTGCTAACCAAGACCTCATCATCAAAGACCACACAGAGTGGTTCCCGAACACCTCATTTGGTGACCGTGGTCCGTCGCTTGATTGGGTCGCTGAAGAGGGGTACTACGTCATCTCTGTGTGGAAAGACCACGACCAGAAGACTGAGAAACTTGTCTCTGCTGCCCCGCATCTGTATGACGGGATGTGCTGTCTGGTTAACGTTGAGCCTCTGACCGCTGAAGAACTTCAGGCACGAATTGACACGCAATGGTCCGTAGTTCGTAATCAACGTAATCAAATGCTCAAAGATACGGATTGGACGCAACTTGCAGACGCTCCGGTTGACAAAACAGCATGGGCAACGTACCGGCAAGCGTTGCGAGACATTACCACGCAGACAGATCCGTTTAACATTGTTTGGCCTTCACAAAATTTAGCGGAGCCTGGAAATGCCAGTTAACTTATCGCCCGTAGCGGGGGCCGCGCAACAGTTCTTTAGCAACAGCGGAGTTCCGCTTGCAGGTGGTTTGTTGTACACCTACGCGGCTGGCACGACCACGCCGCTGGCAACTTACACGACCGCTGCTGGCACGACCGCCAACAGCAACCCGATTGTCCTTAACTCCGCCGGGCGGCTAAGTAACGAAGTTTGGCTAACGTCTACGCTGACGTACAAGTTTATCCTCAAGGATTCCGATGGCGTCACGATTGCGACCTACGATGACATCCCCGGAATTGGCAGCGCAAACGGCCTGACTAGCGGAACATCAATCCTTGCTGGCAATGGCAGCGGTGGGTTTAACAACGTAGTTATCGGGTCCAACCTAAGTTTTGTTGGCGGCACGTTGTCGGCTACAGCAAGCGGTGGCAGTGGTGTAACCTC